ATTTTAATTGATAAAAATAATAATAATTAGAAAATAATAATAAATTCATTGAATAAAATATATTTATAATTTATAAAATGTTAATTTACATCAATTAATTAAATTAATTTTTAAAAGTATTCAATATTATACCAAATAAAAATATAAAATAATTTAAATAAAAAATATTTTTTAAAAAATATCCCGTAATTTTTAAAAACCCCCCGTAATTTTTTAAAATGACTTTTTTTGAATTTTCCTGAACGGGTCTATTTTTATAAAAAATCGTAATTTTTTTGAAAAAATTTTTAAAAAAAATTTAAAAAATATATTTTTACTGTTAAAAATCTTTTGTACAGTTTTTATAAAAGTTCTAAAATAACATTAAAATCTCTGACAAAAAAAAGTATCGTTGTGATCCGGATTTCTAACAAATTTTTTGACTCAAAAAAAAGTGACCCGTTCAGGAAAAAGTCTGAACGGGTCACTTTTTAAATATCTCCAAAATTTTTCTAAAATCTCGTTACTGTTAAATTTTTATTATTACATATTAAAATATGTTATTTTTAAACAATAATTTTTACGTAAAAAAAATATTCGATACATAGCGTGGAAATGCAAAAAAAATTTATCACCAATTTAGGTGACCTATAGAACTCTTATGTGACGGGATTTTTTAAAAATCCGTTACATATCGATTAAAAAGTCGATTTTTCAAAATATCAAATATTTCGAAAAAATGTCTTTTTATATTATTCCAAAGCAATATTATTCCAAAATCATATTCGATTTTTTCCAAAATCATATACTTTTTCCAAAATCATAAATTGCATTTTTCCAAAATCATAATTGCATTTTTCCAAAATCATAATTGCATTTTTCCAAAATCATAATTGCATTTTTCCAAAATCATATATTTTTTTCAAAATATTATTTGCATTTTTCCAAAATTTTGTAATAAATTTACTTTATAAAATCTATTTATAGTTAAACTTACTATATTACGTATCCTTTTTGAAAACTCGAAATTGTTAGATAAATCTGGAGTGAATTCTGTTATATATAGTTTTATCTTGCACTTTATAATATATAATTAAAATATTATTATTTTATATTATTATCTATTGAAAATAATAATATAATTATTTTATATAAGTATTAAAAAATATTATTTGAAATTCTACAAAGAGCTATTCTATCATAACCACTATCTTCAACTTGTAATGATTTAAACATAGTTATACCAGTTATTTCATATTCTTTCCCATTTTTATAAAGAAATCCTCTAAGAAAAAGATCCATATTCCATTCAGGAGATCTAAAATAAGTTATAAAAATATCAATTTTAATATCATCCTTTTTTATATTTTTATAAACAATAACATGACTATCATTTTTAAATATTATACAAGAATGACATTTATATACATTTTCTTTTTTAAGTTCATTATTATAGTCAAATATTATCCAATGTTTATTTTTATTCATTATTAATAGTAATCTTATTAAATATCTTTTTATATAGAATTTATTTGGATTTTACAAAATACAATTTATTTGGATTTTACAAAATACAATTTATTTGGATTTTACAAAATACAATATATAATTTATTTGGATTTTACAAAATACAATATACAATTTATTTGGATTTTACAAAATACAATATACAATTTATTTGGATTTTACAAAATACAATATACAATATACAATTTATTTGGATTTTACAAAATATTGCAACAATTATTAAAATTCTCCAATTCATTACTTATTTCTGTTTTTTTATTTTCTAGTTTTGATAGAGAATACATTGAAAACTTCCCACGAGGTATTATTGTATATAAATTATTTTCATCTTTATAAATTTTATTATATTTAATTTTTAAATTACAATATAATTCATAATATACTTCTAATACATTACATTTTTTTAATTTAATTTGAAATATATTTTCATATAATTCTTTTTCTTTACTTGTTAAGTCATATTTATTACCATGTATTATACATTGCAATGCAATATTATTCCATATTTTATTAAATATAGGATTTTCAAAAGTATTAATATAGTCAGATTCTAATATATAATCCATTAAATATATAATAAACTCAAATGATTCATGAATATTTTTTTCATTACAAATATGTTCTAAAAATCGAATTTCAATACCATGATTATAATGCTTATTAAAATTAATATCCATTCCAATTCTATCTAATTTTACATATGCATTATTTTCATAAAATTTATTAAACCACCAATAATTTAATTCATTTAATTTTAATTTATTAATATCAACTGTTAATATTTTTCCTAATTCCATAACATTCGAATCATACGTTCCAATACTTATATATCTTGATATTGCACATCTTTGTGATGAATATGAAAATTTATTATTATTTTCATTATTTACATCTAAGGAAAATGGATCAGGACTTCCATAAACAGACATAATAAATGGTTCCATCCATTGAATTATTTTAACTGCTTTAGAATGATCTTTAATAAATTTACCTACATCATCTATCATTCCATCATTATTTAACATAGTAGGTAATGTTAAATTATAATGTAGTGTTCCATTATTAAACATTCCAATATTATTTAAATTTGTTAAATATGTAGAATATGGATAATTTGAACTCATAAATTGTACTTTCCCATAATTTGTGAATATATTATGTTCCTTAAAAGAATTGTTAAGATTATTAATGAATTCTATTTTATTTTCATATAATTCGTTTAATATATCAATTAATGTTGATTTATAAAAATTATTTGTTATAAATTCAATAGTATCACCGTCAAATAACCATTTATTATTTATTGCTTTTTTAAAATATTCATTATATTCTTGTAATTCTTCTATTAATGTTTTCCCATTAAAATCTGGATTTATTTCAGAGTTTTTAGTATATAGTTTATTAGAATTATTATTTTTATCTGTTTTTGTAAATGAATGTGAATTTATTAATAGTGGTATATCTATAGTATTATTAATGCTTTTAACATAAATTTTTAATGCACTACCTAAAAAATCTGATTTATAATTTCCATAATAATTAATACTATATCTTTCTCTTTGATGATTATTTAATAATTGATTCTTATTAATAACTAGTTTATTTTCAAATTCTAAGTATAATTCATTTTCAATACCTAATCCCCAAAAAAGCTCATTTTTTTTATATTGTTCTTTATATTTTATACTTTTATCAATTTGATCTCTCATTTATTTTATAATAATATTTTTTAGTCTTCCCTTAAACATAATAATAAAAAATTGATAAATATTTTTTAAATTTATAACAAATATAAATATAGATATAAAGTAAGAAATGTCTTCTATAAATTCAGATTCTTCAGATGAGGGAGCGCCTATATTTCCTGAAACTTATGAAGAAAATATAGATACTCTTCCTATTAAACATTTACAAATACACAATGAAATAGTAAGAAAAATAATACTTCTTGGTATAGATCCTCCTTTTTATTCTAATTTATTAAATAATAATGAAATTAATTTTACATTAACGTGTTCTATTTATAGAATATATTATTTGATTACACGATTTTTTAGTCTTAAATATCCTGGATCTGAATGTCATTTTATAGATAATGACTGTTTATTCTATATTATATTTTCTAAAAATTCAGGAATTTCTAATTTAAAAATAAATATTTTTAGAAAAAGTGATGAAATTGATGATACATATAATATTATTATGATTTTTCAACAAGATACTGGAAAAAATGATTATACTATAATCAATGATTTTAAAGAAGTACTTATACATGACTATAATGCATAATTATTATAATATTTATTATATATAAAATTAAAATATAATTCATTATTAGTGAATGAATATTTTATATTTAAGAGCGGAATTAAATAAATTTGAGTATCGAACACCATTAATTCCAAATGATGTTAATAAATTAATTAATAATGGATTTATTGTTTTTATAGAATCTTCAAAATATAGAATATATAAAGACGATGATTATAAAAGAGAAGGTGCAATTATAACAAGTAATAAATGGTATAATAGTATTTTTAACGATGCTTTAATAATAGGATTAAAAGAAATAGATTTATTGGATAAATTATCAAATCATATTCATATTTATTTTTCTCATTCTTATAAAAAACAAAATAATTCACAACAAATATTAAAACGTTTTTTTGATAGTTCTAGTATTATTTATGATTTTGAGTACTTTACTGATAAAAATAATAAAAGATTGTTATCATTTGGATTTTACGCAGGTATTGTTGGTGCAATATTAGGAATACTACAATATTATACAAAAAATGTATATTATAAAAATATATGTAATTTAAAAGGATGGAAATCTGAAAATAATATGTTAAACGACATAAATGATTATGTTCAAGAGTACTTATTAATAAAAAAAATTAAGATTGTAATAATAGGTTATTCAGGTAATTGCGGAGAAGGTGTTATAAATATATTAAATAAATTACATCTACCATATATAGGTATTGGAAAAAATGATAATAAAACTAATTTAAAAGATTATGATATAATTTATAATTGTATTAATTTAGATGAAAATTCTAATGAAATATGGTTTGATGAAAATACTATTTTTAATAAAAATATTGTAATATGTGATATAAGTTGTGATTATGCAAAGTCAAATAATCCTATTAAATTATATAATGAAAATACTACATGGAATTTACCAGTTTATTCTTATAATGAGTATGTTGATATTATTGCTATAAATAATTTACCATCATTATTACCAAAAGATAGTTCTGATTATTTTTCAAAAAAATGTACTAATTTATTGTTAGATTTTGATGATGATAAAAATGAACATTGGATAAATAATATTAATGTTTTTTGTAATAAAGTACATTTTTTATATGAAGAAAATTTTTAATTTTATTTATTATAATTTATTTTCAATTTATTATAATTTTTTTTGTTAAACATATATATAAATGAATAATATTAATAATAATAATTGTACTGAAAATTCAAAATTATGGACTTTAATATATAAATTACAAAGAGGTCCAAAATTTAATAAAACTAAACTTGTTTTAACATCCGAAGAAAGATTTAATTTATGTAACTATATGAATGGAAAACAGTATAATAAAAAAGTACTACATAAATTTATATCATAGATTACTATTAAATATTATTTTTGATGTACAATCAAAATATATTTAATTTATTATTTATTGAATAATTTTAATTTATAAATTACAATTTTTAATGTATAAAATATTGAGACGAATTTTTTACGTAATTTATTGGAACACGATTTTTTTAGAAATTTTTATAAATTGTTTTTATATTTTTTTTTACGTAAAAATGTTCTATTTTTTTTAGGTATTGATATAACTATAATTTATCATACTCAATATTTTATTGTTAATAAAATAAAAATAAATATTATTTATTTTTATTGATAAAAAAATTTAAAAATATGTGAAAAATAGATTGAAAATGTTCCGTAAAAATGTTCCATTTTTGACCTATTTTTAAATTTATTGTATATTTTATAAAATATTATTGACAATAAATAATTGATAAAAATATGTAAATTAATAATAATTAATTTTATTGATAAAAAGTATCTAAAAATAGCATAAAAATGGAACATTTTTACGTAAAAAAAAATATAAAACCAGTTTATAAAAATTTATAAAAAAAGCATGTTCCAATAAATTACGTAAAAAATTTGTATCAATGTTTTATACATTAAAATTAACAAAAAATAATTATATTTTTATTTTTAAATAATTTATAGATTATAGTAAAAAAATTGAAAAAAATTTTTAAAAAATAATTAAAATAAATTCTATAATTATATAAAAATGAATTCTATTAAAAGTCGTTTAGGAA